GGTGTGCATGAGGTTCATGGCATCTGTGTAGCTGCCTTCATACTTGTAGCCTGCTTCGAGCGTGCCGTGTGCGCCTGCGTAGTTGTACTGCTGGCTCTTGGCTAAGATGGCGCGTGCCTGTGGGGTGTAGGGGTTTGCTGCTGCCCATGCTAGAGCTGCTGCTTCCTTGCCTGCCTTGTCTGTACCACCAGCGATGGCGTCCTCGATGCCGCCTATGTCCGGCGTTGGCATCCCGTTGTCGTACACGACAGGTGTCTGTCCCACTTCCTCTATCTGTATCTGGTTGTCGAGAGCGTCCTTGTCCACTTCAGGCAGGCCCACATGAGGGGTGAAGTCCGTGTCTGTCATCGAACTCTCAGGCAGCGTGGAATCTTCCATGATGTCCAGCTCTGCTACGTCTGCTTCTGTCTGCTGCGCTTTGTTGGTGGTGGTGAGCATTAGATGATCTCCGTTGAATTGTATGCTACACGTGGGACAGGGGTGCTGCCGTAGTATAGATCAGTGACGGGAATAGACCCGTAGAATATACCATTGCCTATGCCACCACCGTTGCCGCCTTGATCATCACCAGTGCCGGAGCCGTCAGAGGCTGAGAGGATGAGGTGCATCTCGTAGCTGTATAGTCCGTAGCTGTCGTACACGCCGTGGTTCTGATCCTGCGTCAGTATCAACTCGCCGTCAGCACCCCAGCTCATGCTTCTATCATACTTCACCCTGCCGCCATCAGCATTCATAGACTGACCGTCCACCTTGTCAGCCCATACGTTAACGCGGGTGTATGATTGCTTCTTCGATCCTGTAGTCTCTCTCTCACCTGTCGTCACTAAGAGGTACAGCTCCATGCCTAGAGCGTAGCCAGTGCTGTCTCCGCTATCAGTCACTACCACAGAGTCTACAACTCCTGCGCTGTCCCATGTTACATACGCCCTGCCGCCAGTCGCGTTAGAGTATGCCCTGCTAAGAGCAACCTCAGCACCGCCTGCGGAGGTGTTCTTATTAGTTTCACGTGCGTACACGTATATAGTGTCGTCTACGCCCTGAAGCTCACCGGGAAGTCCGTTGTTGCCCACTGTCCAATCAGCTTCAGGGTTAGTCCACGAAGTCTGTATGTTGTAGAACTGAGGGTTGACAAACTTGTATGTCTCAGGGTATCCGCCGCCTGACGTATTTGATGCTTCCCGCGTCATTATAGCGTAGCCCACACCAGCCCCTGTTGTCGGGTTATTACCTGAGTTGCTTGATGTGTCTATGCCACGCCTGCCGTCATACTGGAAGCGAGCCGCTGCTAGTCCTGAAGTCTCGTATTCGCTGAACTGTCCAAAGAACCCAACAGTGATGGGCATCTCTGTCATCCTGTGTACCCTGTCACCGCCATGACAGCCTACGGGCCAGTGGTTGATTGTGTCCTGTGCGCCACCTACAGCGTATGGAGTCTTCTCGTTAGGCCAGCCCTTAGTGGAGCCTACGCGTGCGCCTGTTGGATCACCTGCGTTTGATGTACCTGTCCATCTGTTGGAGTAGCCGTATGGGTTGCCTGCGCTTGTACACCACACGCCTATGTTGTCTCCTCTGCCGCCCGACCCAGTTGTCTTCATGGCAAGCATGAGTATATACATACCACACAGCGGTGTGCCGTAGGTAGACACTGGCAAGTCGTTGTTCCTAGTCATGTCGAAGTATTCCGCACCCTCTGGATGGGCGGGGTCAAGATACTGTGCGCCGTAAGCGCCGCTGTTCCTAAGAATCTGGTTTGAATACCAGCTCACATTGCTAGTATTATCCTGCCCGTTGTCTTGACCAGCAATATCACTTATCTTGTTTTGCGAGACATCACGAGACGACCACCCAGTTGACCGACTGTACCGTGTAGTAGCCTGTGCCGAGTCCTGTAGATACCAGCCATCCTCACCCCTGCCATCAAAGCCTCCTCTGTCAGCATAGTACGTGTGGCTTAGGCGGTATGCCCTGTTGACATAGCCCACAGCAGTTGTGCTGGTTTCGTTTCTCCAGACGTGAGCAAGACTACTGCCGTCAAGGAAGCCGAGGTTCTCTGTATCAGCTGGGCCACCGTAAGACTCTCCAATGATGAGGTTTGTACCACTAATCGTAGGGTATATACGCGAGTCAAAGTCTACGTCACCAGAACCAAAGTCTTGGTCAACCTTCTTTATGTAAGCGCCTGTGATGTCTGTTCCGCCCATGATGGTGATGGTGAGCTGATGGTTCTCTGTGGTGTATTGGCTGTCATTGGTGACACGTATGCCGTTCTGTATAATCTCAATCCATCCACGACTTGTACGTACACCGTCACCGTCATCACTGACGGGGGCTGGTAGGTTCCAGTAGCCGTAGACTTCGCTGTGTGCGTTGCGTGCCTGTGTGTTGTCAATCATAGTAGCCGCCATCATGCTCTGTGAGGGCGTGATCCATGCTTTAGAAACACGTACACTGTTACGCCCTACGTCCGGCTCACTGTCGTCCTTACGCCTGCCACAGCTCTGCACCATAACCAAGTCTGGTGTGGTGTTGTTGAATATCTCAGGGAAGAGATACTCGTTTACGTCTGTGTTCTCTAGTATAAGGGTGTCGAATGTCTTGGCTCGTAGTGCGTGTGTCATGCTATCTCCTAGATGATGAAGTAGAGTGTTGAAGGATCAGGGACTGTGCCTGAGTAGGCGGCTGCCGTCAACACCACGATACGATAACCGTTAGTAGTTAGGGCTGTAACGTTAGTGAGGCCGCTGCCGTCACCAGATACAATACCGTTCTCGTCCACTGTCAGCAGGGAGCCAACAAACTTGTCGCCATCATACCGACCTACGGCATTGAGGGCTATCTGACCTTCCACTACGCCGAAGCGCTTAACATTGTTGTTCACATCTTTAGAGAACAATGACCCGTCTGTGGTATTCATTGCTATCTCACCAACCTGTAGGTTAGCAGCTGTAGGGGATACGCCTGCGATGCCTGATCGCTTAGGCTTAATTGTGTAGGACATATTGTGTTCCTTGAATGAGGGTGTTAGTACGTAGAAAGCCCCGACACCGTTAGATGCCGAGGCTCTGTACTACCTAGCTAAGACTTAGCCTTCAACTGCAAGGACAAATCCAGCGTCAGGACGCATAACCTGAACACCGTAGATGGTGTCAGATGTGAACAGGTCAGACAAGAACTCTTGCTTGTACTGGCTCTGTGAACGAACAGCCAATTGCTCAGCGTGAACGTATGCGTCTTTGTGCAACAATGTAGCAGCGCGAACGCCAGTCTCGATCACTGGGCAAGCAGTAGTGACGTAAACTTTAACGCCGTACAGTTCACCGATCAAGCCAGTAGCAACGTTGCCACCAGATACGAAGTCGCTAGAAACATAACGATCAATTCCAAGCATAACGTTACGCATTGCAGGTGGAACTACGAATGAACGGTTGTCCATAGGTACGTCAGCATCGTCCAGCTTTTGAACGAGGTCACGGAAAGCAACGTCATCAAACGCTGTGCCAGCACCGCCAGCTTCTACGAAAGGAACAAGTCCAGAAGCACTGTTGATGAGGACAGAGCTGTTAACCCAGTCAGCAGCAGCAGGAGCGAGGTTCAATGTTCCGTCACCAAGACCAGTGCCAAGGTTTTGCAGGTGGGTGTCTACTTGCTTAGCAAGAGCATAACCAGCATCGCCAGTGTAGAAGGCACGCATAGAGTTCAGCGCCTGCTTCTCAGTGATGTCTTCGATGAAGCGTGAGTATTCAAAGTGCTGATCAATCTTAACGATCACTTCTTCTTCAACGTCAGACTGCATAGTGACAGCAACGCCAGAGGCTTTAGCTTTAGCTACGCCACGGGTGGGCTTAGGTACGTGAATGGTGTCGCCTTTCTTGCCAGTCATAGGCATCTTGGAGACTAGGTTAGCCAGTACGAGGGTACGCTTGTATGCAGCGATGATCTCGTCAGACCAAATCTCAGGGATGAAGACAGCCTGAGTAGTGTTGTTCATTTGTCCGCCAGTAGCGGG